AACTCTATTTGGCTCATTTGCCCGTTATACTTATAATGTTTATTAGCCTCAAGTCCTTGCATCTTTGCCACCTGAAAGAATGATACTAAGGTAGTTTCTTTAAGCGTCTTTAATACGGCACGGCCTATCAATCCTCTTGTATTAGGGTACTTTAATCGTTGCTTTAATTGCCAGTAACAACCCAATGCAGTCTTGCCGCCACCGGCTCCGCCACCGAATAGTATTTCGTTTGTTGTTTTATCCTCGAGCAAATCGAGTGCAATAGTTTGTTTTATGGATAATTCCATTATAGGCTGCCCTTATTTTCAACGTAAGTTTTTTTCTCGTCCCAGTTAATTGTCATTGAGCCGGTAACTTCTAATTCGGTTGATTGCTTTGCTCTACCCTCTAACCTATCAAGTATTTCCTGATAAGCCCTTAAGTCGCCTTTAAATGCCTTTTGTAATACCATTAAGTCTAATTGCTCGGCCACCGTAAACTCTTCCTTTTGGCCTGTAATTGGGTTTGTCTTTATTTGTACTAATTCCAATAATCTAAGTAAACGGGTCTTGCTATTAGGTACTCCTTTTGGTCTGCCTGGTCCTCCAGGTTTTCCTTTCTCAAATGGTACTAAATTTTGTTCGTTTGCCATAATCTCACTTTATTTTCACTTTTTACAAAGGTAGTCCGTTCTTTTTGATTATTAAGGTTGGGTCAAGTTTTTTCATTCGGTCAACTATTACTTGGCAATACTTAGGGTCTAATTCGATACCATAGCATTTGCGTTTAAGTTGGTGTGAAGCAACCATTGTTGTACCACTTCCCATAAAAGGTTCATAAATAATACTATCACTTTTACTAAAATCTTCAATTGCTTTAAATGGTAATTCAACAGGGAAACAAGCCTTATGTTCATTTTTTTGGCTGCCTGAAGATGAAATATTCCAAGTATTCCAATAAACTGAATGTTCGCCTATCTTTTGATTAGTTAAATACTTATTCCCATTTGACATTAAAAATATAAATTCACTATTCCTACTTAATATTCCTTCACTTGTAATTGGTATTGCTACACCTTTATTCCAGATTATTGTTTCTTTTACTCTAAAAGGATTTATATCAGCAAATACAATTTTACCATAATCATCACGAGAATTTGCATTGTATGAAACATTCCAAAATATACTATGTAATTCATTTACAATTAAACTTATGTTGTTTAATATGCTAATACAAAAATCAAAATATTCTTGAGGTGTTTTATCATCTTTATAATTTTCATACAAAGTTTTTGCACCTGTTTTACCAAATGCAAATTTACCACCACCACGCATTGCAACATCACCACTATTGTATGGTGGACTTGTAAATACCATATCAGCCTTTTGCCCATTCATTAGCTTTGCAACTTGGTCGCTATCCGTACTATCGCCACAAAGTAATCTGTGTTCTCCTATCTCAAATAAATCCCCTAAAACAATATCCGTTTCAATTCCACCTTCAGGTACTGCAAAATCATCTTCTTCTGCATCTAATACATTCGCATCAAAGTTTGGTATATCTAAACCCCAATCAGTTAATTCCTCTACGTTCCAACTATTAGCCAAGTCGTCCCAATCCCAATCGCCAAAACCTACATTATCCTTAACAATAAATTCTTTTTTTTGTTGCTCACTTAACGTAGCTATCTTAACCGGCACATCTTTAAGTCCAGCTTCAATACAAGCCTTTAATCTCATATTGCCACCCAATACAATATTGTTTTCGTCAATTACTATCGGCCTAAGTTCTAGCATCTGCGGAAAGTCCTGAATAGACTTTACTAATAGTTTAAACTTATTATCCTTTATTATTCTAGGATTGTTTGGGTTTGGTTTGATTAATGTTATTAGCATCTGCCTTGTTTTACATATTGTTTAGTAGGCTTATCTTTTGGCCCTGAAGTCTTTTTGTACTTACCGCATTTTCTTTTACCAAAAATGACTTTGTTACTGTTATTTAGTTTCGCCATATTGCTTTATTATTTCGTTTAACTCTGTTCTAGACCATTTTTTAACTAATCTTGCATTTTGCTCTAAATAGATTAATATATCTTCTCCATATTTATTAATAATTCCACGTCTATACCCAATTAAATGGAAATCATCAAATCCATTACAACGTTTACATTCTCCGTTGCAATTATATTCATCAAATCTTAAGGCACTTCCACCCTTAACAGGAGCAAAATGTCCGCAATCCATTAACTCAGTTGCTTTAACCTGGCCGCAACTAATACAAGTAAAATACCCGTCTTCGCTATCTCTTTGCCTTATATATCGGTTAAATATAGTTTGAGCCTTTGTAGTTAGTTTAGGAATAGTTATTAATGCCATATTGCAAAACTAGCTATTTAATTACTCTAAAACAAACTGTCCGGCCATTTACCTCAAATCGTTTCTTTTGTAGTGGATTTAAACCGGCTCTTATTCCGTACTCAGTTAAGCCAGTAATTCTTTTTGCGTATGCTATTGACCTAAATACTGTTGTTTCTTTTGTCTCAATATCAATCATTTTAATCGGCCTACTGTTCTCCAATCCTTTCACCTCGTTACTCATAATCTTTTAATTAATCTAATCAATGTTGCCATACTGTAAAGCATACAAGCTAATGGAATGCTAATAAGAAAAAACTTTATATATTTCATTTCTTTTCGTTTGAGTCGTTATAAACGTAAATTGTCGTACACAATGCAGTAAATATAATTACGCATAAAAAGCCTAGTATAAAATTCATAGGTTATTTAATTTTATATTGTTTAATCCAAATAGGTATTGAATAGAAAAAATATATTGTTCTTCTAACTGTGTAGTCATTTTCATCTTCCCCACAATAAATGTCAAAACTGTTAAATCCTTTTTTATACTTCATAGGTTATTTGTTTTGGTTACTTTTTATTTTTGAGTCCATATAGCCCCTTTTATACATATATATTAATTTATTTTGTTCTCTTATATAAGCAATAAAACAAGCTATCCCAAATCCAAAAGCATACCCACTTAAAAAAAATAAAAATTGTTTCATAGGTTATTTGTTTTGGTTATAAGTTTGGTTGTAGTATTCTTCTGAACCTATATATGGGCCTTCTAATCCATCAGTATAAGCATTACATATCTGCTCTTTTTCTTTTTCAAGGTATTTAATAGTGTTAAAAGACTCCTTTTTTTTTAATGGATTATAAATATGTTCATTAACGGCTTCAATTAATTCTTGCATTGCTGTTTTCATAGGTTATTTGTTTTGGTTATTTTAACTATTATTATTTTCTTGTATTTTTTTAAGTTGAAATAAAATTGTACTTAATTCTACAAATTGACCATAAGATTGCCTATCAGCAGTATTATAATCTCTATACCCTCTTTTTATATATTCTTCTTTTAATAATTCTAATTCTTTAATAAATTGATTAAGTGTTTGTTTCATAGGTTATTTGTTTTGGTTATTGGAATTATATTTCCAATTTGGTTAAATAATTGTTTTTTTATTGTTTATTTTTAGATAATTAGAAATATATTTCTATTTTTTACGGTATTGCCATCTTGAGCCTAGATTGTTTTGTTTTGCCAATCTATAAACTGTGCGTTCGCTTATTCTTAACTCAATTACAATGTCCGTTACTGTTGGATATTGTATTGTGTTTTGCCATCTCTTTTTTAGCTCCTGGGTATAAAGGTTTTCTAGGCTTAAGTCTTCGCCTTTATATTCTACTTTAGGATACTTATTACAAATGTGTTCGTATAATTTATTGCTCATAGTTTAAAAATGTCCCCACCGATTTATAACCAACATCCCGGTTAATTAATAATTTTTGGCAGGGACAATAGGTTTATTTAGTTCTTAAATATTGTTGCATTGCATTCCTGTTGGCTTCTTTGTCTATGTCCTGGCTTGTACGGTTACTATCGCCCATTGCTTTAAATTGTGCGTGTGCTTCGTCCTTACCATTCATAAACGCTAGATGCCGCTCCTCACGGTATTTCTCAAGCATCTCAAAGAATGTAGGCATATCCATACGGTCATATACTTTGCCATATTTATATTTAACCATACCGTCAAGGAATAATAAAACGTCCTGGATAGCTAGTTGGTCCTGT